TACTTCAAGACGCTGCAAGGTCACCATTTAATTTAGCAGATAAAAAATTAACGCCAAATACTAATCTCGCAGAAGAAACAAATGCTGACAAAATTGATATATTATCTAATGGGTTTAAATCAAGAGTGTCAGATGCGGGGGTAAATGCTAGTGGAACTACATATATTTATATGGCATTTGCAGAAAGCCCATTTGTATCATCAGAAGGTGTACCAACAACAGCGAGATAATATGTACTTTACGACCGTGAAAAAAACAGGTAATATAGGAAAAACAAAATGTTACTAGGACATGGAGCAGTAGCAGAACAGCCAATAGCTTCACTAAGAGGCACGGGTGTTCAAAACGTTGGATCCGCTTTTATTAGTGGTCTTTCTTTTGCCGCTAGTGTTGGAGACGAAACAGTGACCGCAGGTGCTACTATTTCTGCGGCTACAAACGTTGCTACATTTACCCTAGGCAATGAAACTGTAACCGCGGGTGCTACTATAACACCAACGACAGCAGGACAAATAACAGTAAGTCTTGGTGAAGAAACACCATTTGGTGAATCTTTCCAAAACTTAATTACGTTATCAACAGGAACGCCAAACTTCTTTATTTGGAATGAGGTTGATGACTCACAAACCGTAACTTGGACCGACGTTGAACCGGGGTCCACGGACTAGGAGGCTAAATGGCATCAACATATTCAAGCACTTTGAATCTAGAGCTTCAAGCAAGTGGAGAAAACTCTGGAACATGGGGCGACATAACAAATAACAATTTACAAAAAGTAGAATCAGCAATCAAAGGCTACGTCGCTGTAGCTGTTGCAAATACAAATGATTCACTAACAGCAAATGATGGAACAACAGCAGACGAACAAAGTAATGCAATCATCAAACTAACAGGTAGTTTATCGGACGCTACAACAATGAGCACCGAAGCAGTGGAGACATGGTACATTGTCGATGATGCAACAACACACGGTGGTAATAATCTAACCTTTAAACCTTCTGGTGGAACAGGTGTTAATCTTGTTGAAGGTGCTAAACACATCTTATATTCGGATGGTTCTACGATGTTCGATGTCTTGAACGATGCAGGAAATATCACGGCCAACGGAACATTAAATGTTACAGGTAATGTAGACTTCAACGGCGGTGCTTTTGTATTTAACGAAGCAGGAGCCGATAAAGATTTTAGAATAGAAGGTAACACATCAACACACCTTATGTTTACAGATGCAGGTAATGACAGGGTAGGTATTAACAATGCTTCACCTTCTACAACATTAGATGTAGTTGGTGGTGTAAAAGTATCGGGTAATGTCGATTTTGATGGTGGCGGATTTACTTTCAATGAATCTGGTGGATCACTAGATTTTAGAGCAGAAACTAACACACTAACACACGCTTTCTTTATTGATGGCTCAGCAGACAAAATAGGATTTGGAACATCAGCACCTACAAGTGGTTTTGTAAATATAGATCAAGCAAGCTCAACTGGAGCTATTGCTGTTTTAACATTAGATCAAGGTGACGGCGATCAAGAGTTTATACGATTTGATGGATCAACTGCCTCTGATCAAACAGCAAGTTTAACAACAGACACAAGTGTAGGAGACTTAACAGGACATATCAGAGTAAACATTAACGGAACAGATTTTTGGATACCATATTATGCCACTAACTAAACTACAAATAGCACCCGGTATAGATAAACAAAATACCGAATATGGTGCAGAAGGTAAATGGATTGATTGCGATAACGTTCGCTTTCGATATGGTTTACCAGAAAAAATTGGTGGTTGGACAAAAGTAACAAGTGATGCTCTCGTCGGCGCAACTCGAGCTATACTTACCTATTCTGCCTTAAATGGTGTTAAATACGCCATTTATGGTACGAATAAAAAACTCTACGCCTATTCAGAAAACAATTATGCAGACATAACACCAACACGGTCTACAGGTACTGGTAACATTACACAGTTTGGAACAACAAATACATCTTCTACGGTAACAATAACAGACTCTAGTCACGGTGCATTGATTGGTGATTTTGTCACCATTGCTAGTGTAGGTGGTGCAGTTAATGGTATATCGGCAGCTAATCTACAAGGTGAGTTTGAAATATTAACAGTACCGAATGCTAATACATATACCATTGAAGCTAAAGCAGCAGCTACTTCTACTGGAAATGCAAGCGTAACAGCTAACGCTACATATCAAGTAAACACTGGTGCAGCGGTCTCCTTATTTGGTTATGGTTGGGGTGCAGGTACATGGAGCACATCAACATGGGATACATCAAGAGAAGGTCTAACAGGTGCGGAAGGTGTTTTACTACAATCATCAAAATGGGCACTTGATAACTGGGGTGAAGATGTATTATCACTACAATTTGATGGAGGCTTATTTTATTGGGACACATCATCGGGACTCTCTAGTAACTTAGCTAGTACAACAAATGTATCAAACGCTCCTACTAAATCTAGATTTATGTTGGTATCGGGCGATGATAGACACGTTGTTTGTTTTGGTACAGAGACCACTATAGGCACATCTTCTACACAAGATAATATGTTTCTTCGTTGGTCCTCTCAAGAAACAACAAATACATGGGCACCGACAGCGACAAATACAGCGGGTTCTTTTCGATTAACAGATGGAAACCAAATCAATACAGCCGTTAGATCAAGAGGTGCGGTGATGGTTTGGACAGATACAGCACTATATCAAATGCAGTTTATTGGTGCTCCTCTTACTTTTGGTTTTAAACAAATAGGTTCAAATTGTGGCGCAGTAGGTATTAATGCAGCAGTAGATGTATCGGGTACATCGTTCTGGATGAGTGATGATTCTTTCTTTATGTTTGATGGTTCGGTAAAAAAGATACCGTGTTCTGTGCAAGATCACGTATTTGATAATATCAATCCAAACGCAAAACAAGATGTATTCTGTGCAGCGAACTCTGATTTTAATGAAGTCATGTGGTTTTATCCTTCTGCTAACTCAACACAAATTGATAAAATGGTAGCATATAATTATGCAGAAAACTTATGGTACGTTGGCACACTATCTCGAAGCTCATGGGCTGATAGTGGTGTGTATGATAATCCATACGCAGCGGAGTTTGAGGCTACTGATACAACAGCAACAATCTCTACCATTACTGGACTTAAAGCAGGTCGTACTTTTGTATATTTACATGAGACAGGTTCTAATGATGATGGTGCCGCGATGCTTAATCATATTGAATCGGGTGATATTGATATTGCTGATGGTGATAACTTTATGTCCGTATCTAGATTTATACCAGACTTTAAAAATCAAGCAGGCACTGTTGATGTTACATTAAAAACAAGACCTTATCCTAGTGGTACACAAACAAGTCATGGTTCGTTTGATGTTGACACTTCTACAACAAAAGTCGATACAAGAATACGAGGCAGACAAGTGGCTGTACGTGTTTCAAGTGACGCTGTTGATGATAACTGGCGATACGGTACAATGAGACTAGATATTAAACCAGACGGAATGAGAGGCGGGTAATGGCAAAAATATCAACAGCACGACTACCAGATGCAAAACCAGAATATTCTGCTGAGCAAATGGATACACTAATTCGTATACTAGAACAAATTATACAGCAGTTGAACTTTGGCTATGAGAACGATTTAAAGAATGTAACAATGGCAAGAGCGTGGTTTATTGATGGCTGATTCATTTAAAAGTTTTTCTTTACAACCAGATAGCACTGGTAATGTAACAGCGTATACAGTGCCAACAGCAAACGTTGGAGCTAGCCCTCCTATTCTACCAACAGTGGGAATTGTTAAAAGTATTGTTATCTCAAACATTAGTGGTAGCACAGTTAACACAAAAGTGAGAATGCTGGACTCTAGCAATTCTAATTTAGAGATTTTATTACACGATGCTAATTTAGGTCATCCAGAGGTAAAAGAAGTTTTAACACACCCTATTGTGTTAGAAGAAGCAGATCAAATAAAGATTCAAGCGGCTACAGCGGACGCCGTTGAAATACTAGTCAGTGTACTAGAAATAACAAACGCATAAGGAGAAAACAATGCCGGGAATGAAAATGATGTACAAAAAAGGTGGAACACCAAAGAAGAAAATGAAAAAGAAAAAACTAGCCGCTATGTATGGCGATCCTAAAAAAATAACTAGAGGCGATATTATTACTGCTGCTAAAATGAAAAAGAAAAAAGGTAAGAAGTAATGGCTAAGCTTTGTGCAAGAGGGAAAGCAGCAGCAAAACGTAAGTTTGATGTTTATCCGTCAGCTTACGCA